CCATCAAGAATATTAAGTTCGGCTGTAGTGCTTGTAACACCATCAAGAAGGTTTAGTTCTGTAGCTGTTGATGTTACTGCTACGTCCTCGTTAATCTTAGGAGAGGTAAAAGTTTTATTAGTTACAGTAGCAGTTGAAGCGGCTGATAATAGACGAGAGTTACCACCAGTACTTGGTAACGTAAGCGTGTTTGAACCACTTTCAGCATGGGGCGCACCTATAAGTGTTTGTGCGTGGGCGTTGGAACTTTCACAGTAAAACTTTATTTGCGAAACAGCAGAGCCACTATTTTTAAGATCAATAAGACCCGCTTCAATACCTACAAAGCCATCAATCATAACAACCCCAGTACCTTTAGGAGTTAAGTTAAGATTAATATTTGTATCCCCACCAGTAGAAGCTAGTATAGGGCCACTACCAGAAGCAGCATTAGTAATTTCAAGTTGATTTACTGCACTACCTGTAGTTTGGAATATAAGTTGCTCATTGCCACTCTCATCACCAATAAAGTGTGCGTCATCAATCAAGATGTTTTGTGAATTAGTATCTAAGTTGCCGCCTAGTTGTGGAGAGGTATCTTCTACAAGATTAGAAATAGCACTATCTGAAGCAAGCCCTGCTGTTAATGTAGACCTAGTAACTTTTTTAAGACCACCACCAGAGGCATCTATTGCTAACAGTATATCGCCACTAGCAGCCGTTCCTATTTCTGATAGGTCAGTTATTACAGTAGGATTAAAGTTTGTACCGTCTGCAATAAGTAAAGCACCAGCAGTATTAGTAGCCATTACAAGATCATCACCAGTAATAGTAAGGTCACCACCTACTACTAAGGTTCCTGAAATATCTACAGCACCGTTAATATCAACAGTAGTAGCTGCAATTTGCACTTCAGTATCTGCAACAATGTCTAGCTGCCCGTCTGCGCTAGAGTTAATAAATAATCCAGTATCACGGAATTGTACTTTTTTATCTGTAGCTAATATAGTGTCTGCTGTAATACTTGTGATTGAAGTAGCGGCTAAAGTAGTATCGCCAGTTACACCTAGAGTACCTGCTACTGTAGCATTTACATCTACATCTAATGTGTCAATGTGTGCAGTACCATCTAAAAATAAATCCCGCCATTCTTGACTTGAAGAACCTAAATCAAATGTACTATCTGTGTTAGGAATAATGCTAGAGTTTACATCAGCACCAAACACAACGTTATCAGAGGCTGCATCACCAAGAGTAAGAGTACCACCGTTAAACGTTGTAGTACCTGTTACAGTTGCATTACCAGCTACCGTAAGGTTGCCACCTACAGCTAAGTTACCTGATATGTCAGCAGCACCATTCATGTCAATAGTAGTAGCTGCAATCTGTATCTCTGTGTCTGCTACAATATCAAGCTGACCGTCAGCACTAGAATTAATATAAATGGCAGTATCACGAAACTGTACTTTTTCTGTCGTAGTAAGAAGTAAATCATCAGAGAACTGAAAATAGTCTTCATCCTCCATCCAAGTAAGCAAACCGTCATTACTTCCACCATCAAAGGTAACAGCTACGTCAGCACCATTAGTACCAATAGTAATAGCAGTACCTAACAGTTTAGTAATAGCCCCACCTTCTGCAGCAGTACCATCGTGTGAGTGACCTGAAGTAGCAAAAGCAGCTAGAAGCTGATCGTACTCATTGTTAAAGAGGTCAGCGGTAATGGTATCGCCATCAGTAAATGATGATTGTCTTGTGTATGTAGCACCCATTTAACGTCTTGCTCCTAATTGATATTCTAGCTGAAACCCTTTAAGTGAATAAGGGGCTGTTGTTAAGTTGTCATTTACTTTTAATGCAACAGAAAACCCTGAACCTTCTACCGCTTGTCTTACTAATGGTTGTGATGGCCCACCAAATACAAACCTAGCACTACCATCTAATGAACTAAATAAAGCAGAACCAAACTGAGAGAATGTCTGTGTAGAATCAAAGGGATACGCATCAGGTCTAGTAGAGTTAGCATCTTCGTTATCGTATCTAATAAACAAATCTGCACTAATAGTAGACTCAGGTTTAAAATTAACAATAACTCTTTGCATATGCTTTCGGATACCTGTGTCTCCAAAACCCATGTCGGCACTTCTGTATCTACCTAGTACTGGTGTACCATCAAAAGTATTACCTTTTTCTTGCCTATGTACAAAACCGTTAAAGTCACCATGTAATACTATAACATTACCTTCTTCAACAAAGCTATCAGTAGCTGAAGGTTTAATCCCACGTATCTCTGAAAACTCATACTTGTCAGCTTTCATTACACAGATAATACCCCTTGTAATATTTTCTGCTTGGTTTGCTTTAGTAAAGAATAATCTATACTGTGTCTTATCTTGTATAACAACACTTTCAAAAAATGTTGAGTCTCTTATATTTAAATCAAATACTGACTGTACGTTCTTACTAATAGTACCAAGTTCAGTGTCACCAATTCTTGCAGTAGCAGCAACAGTACGAAGACCATCAGGTCCAAGGAATAGTAAGTCACCACCAAATTCTTGAATGGTATCACCATTAACACAGCCAATGTTTCTAGTAACAGCTTGTACTGCAAAGTCACTAGAGGTAGAACCTGTTAGTTTAAATATTCTGTTTGCACAAAAGATAAATAAGCTATCCCGAAAAACCTTTAGTCCAGTAATGTCATCATCTACTTTAATGCTACCAGCACCAGAACCGCTAGTAAAATTGTCTTCATCAAAGGGTACACTAAATACTAGCTCTGCAGGTGTAGTAGATTTACCTGCGTAAAACATGTGAGACTTATAAGCTGCTACAAATTTAGAACCTGCTACACTACTGCCACTTACATCAGTAGCTGAGATAGCACTATTAAAAACTGTAGGTGCATTTGTTTCATCAACAACAATAATCTTATCATTGCCATCAAAGTTAAATCTTTCAAACCTATACTTTACTGCATCTGTTCTGCCCGTATCTCTTTCTGTCCAGTTCTCTGAGATAATAGTATTGAGTGTATGGGTTGCTGCAGTAGTGCTAGAAGTTGCACGTGTTACCCCTGTAAAGGTAGTGCTTGTAACTCCTGTGTAGGTAAATATCTCTGAAGTTATTTGTAGTGTACCACTAGAAGAAAACCCTGTAGTGCTATCTACTGTAATAGTACCAGAGCCTGTCATACCTGTAGCTGCTAGTATCTTTACAGACAACTCCGTAGAAGCAGCACTAAATATCTTTTCACCTCTGGCTGCTACTACTTTGTTTGCAAAGTTAGCTACCATTAATACTTTTTCAGAGCTGGTTGATGTAAAAGGAACTACGTGATTTATAAATTTACTGTAACCATCTATTCTTCTGTAGCCACCCTCAATGTCTGGCTCAAAGTTTTCTAGTTCTAATGCCTCTCCCGGTTGCATAAGAAAAGTAGAACGGTTTAAAACTAAACCTCCCTCACAGTTAAATGCTACTGGTTGTACTTGAGAATTATCAGGCATTAAAACAATATCCCTACATTAAACCCTTTAGGTCTATGTATTACAGTAGAACGGACATACTCAAACTTATTAATAAGCAAGCTTTGCATGTTTTTAATGCCCTGCTCAAACCGTTGAAAGTTTAATTGATATTGGGCTGTCTCGCCTCTATATTGATAAACAAAGGCTGCTGCACCGTCTGCAATAATAGGCTTAAACCTGTCAGGAATAGTGGTAGTATCGCCATGTGCAGAAAGATCATCAGGGAATGTAAAGAAGTCAAACGCTAAAGTATACTCTTTGTCAGGGAAAGGGTATAGTAAGTAATTATTATCTAGTGTGCGTACAATGAACTGAGGTACACCTCCATTGGTAAACTGTGTAACAGTTACGCCGCTACTGTGAGTTGCTGCAGTGGTGCTGTTAGCGCCTCTGGTGCAGCCTGTGAGGTCGTTACCTGATATTGCTGTATAGCTAACTTGCTCACCACCAATGTATACAGTACCTGTCGCTGAGAAGTCTGTAGAGGAAGTAAGCGTAAGTGTAGTTACAGAGCTTGAATGAGAGCCATTTAGTGTTGTAGTTATAACATCATCTTCTTGATTAACAAACTCTTTACTGATGTATTCGTTGTAATCAAGGTTAGCTAAGTTGCTACCAGCGGCATTAAGCGTGGTGCTTCTTTTAATTCTTGCTGTATTGTAATCTACGTGTTTGGCGCTGGCTGGTAGGCTATACCTTGATACGCCGGGAACTAGAGTAGAAGCATTAGTGGCATGGTTAAAAGGATACGTAAACTCTTTTTGATTAATGTAACGTATAGACTCATTAACAGCATTCTTACATTGGGTCTGCACACCTCTGGAATCTGCAAAGTTAGCAGAAGTAAGCACTACTTCATTCATACGAGTAATAACATCATTAGTCAATGTAAGAAATGTAAGAGCCATTATGCTTCCTTAAGATGTGACAAAGGGGCCAGCGTATAGCCAGCCCCTAAGTGTACTTTAAGTTATGCCAACAGATCACGTGAAGCTACAGCAGCCTCAGTGTGAGCAGCCGAAATATCTGCAATTACTGCATAGACACGAAGGCGTCCAGTAGCAGCAGCAGCACCAGCAATACCAACATCAATGGTATCTGCAGCAGCAACAAGAGCTAACGCAGCAGCCGCATAAGTAGATGCAGCACCTGT